ATGGAAAAGCAGGTTATTAACTGTATGTACTCTCGCGGTTTATCAGGGGTTAATGCGGGTGGTCTTGGGCGTGTAACGGGTCGCAGTCAGCGTAATCTTCCTGTGGTTTATGCCGTTCCGCCTGTTCAGGGGATCGCGGTGCCTTATATAGAAGTGCCTTATGTGCTGAATGGCGTGCCGGGTGTGCGGCGTGTATCGATTGTTAACGGATGCCGGGTGATGTGGGGTTAATAATGACAGCAATTATTACTATCAAAATTGATGAACTGAGCGATGTTATGTCTACCTCAGTTGAGGGTCTGCTTGATGGTGCCACCGAGGCTGAAGCCGAACGCGCGGTACTAATTAATAATGGCATCAAGGCAGTTTTAAACGATCTGAAAAAACCTACACCGGGCTGTAATTGCCCCGCCTGTAAAGAACTTCAGGGAGGAGGAAATGAGCGTCCGAATCTGCATTGACGTTGAATTAAGCGGGTCGGGGTTTGTGGTTAACCCGGAAATTAAAGTTGACCCAAATAATCACACCGTATCTGAAATGAACATTGCCACCAGTACTGTCATGCATGCCATGAACCTGGCTGCGCAGTTTGATCGTGTATTTGTAAAAGCAAAATCTATTAACGGAGAAATTAATCATGGCGGTTAAACCAAAACGCATTAAAGCAGTTGCGGCAGTCTATGTTCCACAGTGCAAAGAAGATGTGATCGGGGATATTAAAAAGCTGGGTGACCTGCAGCGCGAGCTGGCACGCACTGAGGGTGAAATGAATGACGCCATCGGGAAGATTACCGAGCAGCACGCTCCTTTGCTGGAGGCGCTCAAAAAAGACATTGATACCCTGAGCAAGGGAATTCAGGGGTGGTGTGAGGCTCATCGTGATGAACTGACCCAGAATGGCAAGACCAAGACGGCCAGTCTGATCACCGGCAAGATCGAGTGGCGCAACCGCCCACCTTCAGTTGCCGTGCGCGGGGTGGATAGTGTGCTGGAGACGCTGCGCCGTCTGAACCTGGACCGCTTTATTCGCACGAAGGAAGAAATCAACAAAGACGCGATCCTGAATGAGGCTAAGGCCGTTGAGGGCGTTGCCGGTATTACCGTTCGCAGCGGCATTGAGGACTTTGCCATTACGCCGTTCGAGCAGACGGCAGGAGCCTGATATGCAGCAGAACCCGGCAAATCTTAATCACGTTAACCAGTATGCGCGCTATGCCATCGGTGCTGTCAGGGCTGAGCGTGAGGGCCGTTACGCTGACGCAGCGACGCTCTGGCTGAAGGCGGCACAGGCACCCTGCAGGGCGGTTAATCTGGGGTGGGCGAAAATGCGTCGGAAGTTCTGCCTACATGCGGAGTCGCGGGTATGGAATAATCCCAATGCAGGCTGAAGAGTTTAACGCACGTTATCCGGTGGGCAGTTGCTTTATTTATCAGCCCTGTGGGGTTCTAAGCGGTCGCCTGGTGAAAACGCTGGATGTAGCGCGTGATTTGAAGTCGGTGACGATGATTGAAATTAGCGTGAAGCCTTATTTCACTACCGTGAAATCATTAACACCGGTATCAGTGAAATTAGTCTGATTTAAACCAACATTAATCATCTTTTAAATATGGCGTGAACCGTCAGGGGACTGCTCACGCCAAAATTCAGGTAGAGGTACTTAATGAATACAACGATTTTTTTATTTTTGGTGATTTATATCACAATAGGTTTTATCACACTTGGGTTGATGGCCCGCTATATCTTCAGAAAAAGTAACACCCCCGACCCGCTCACAATAGTCTTGTTCTGGCCTATTGCCTTGGGTGGTCTTGTTCTTTGCGGTGCTTACGTGATTCTGGAAGGGTTTTGCAATTTCTGCCGCAAGGGCAAATGAGAGGCCGGATATGAGAGTAAATCCTGAAAATGTTTTGCTTGATTCAGAGTGTCCTGCCTGCGAGCGCACGGCGGTACTGGAGTTGCGCATAGACGCTGCGGCGCATGATGCCCAGCAGCTGGACGTTATTGTGAAATGTCACTTTTGCAAAACCACGTTTAATCAGTTTTTGTCGATTGATGAAATGGAGGTGTGTGGTGAATAAGTCCATCACTAAACAGCAGTGGTCTGGCATTGAAGCATCCATAAGATCTGGGGAGCGCGTAGCTTTCGATTATCAGGGACAAAAAGTGGAAGTCGCCAAAATCCAGACCGATGAGACTCACCTTGCTTATATCGTTGTTCTCAATGATGAGGTCCTGCTTGGTTTTCTCAGAGAAGGTCATGAGAAATATCAACCACTGTCGGCAATTTTTCTCCGTAAAAGACTGATTAATACCACGGCCAAAATTGCGCGCGAAATTGCTAAAGAGCGCGGCGGCAAGGCATGGCTGAAACGGAAAGAGAACCGGCACTATTCAGAGAAGGACTCCGAAGTAACGGATACCTTCTTTCCGACAGCTAAAACCGTTGTTAATCATTTCCGCAAAATTGAGGGGCTGACGCTCAGATCACCTTCAGAGCTATTTACGGAGGTGCGTTATGTATCTGTGCGTGACCAGGTTTGAACACTATGACGGCATCGCGCGGCGTATTTACCGCCTGAATGATGGCGGTACGGTTGAAGAGTTCCGCTACATGCCAGAGGTTGCCCGCTGGGAGTTCTGGGACAGTCGTAATCACCGTGTCTATAAAAAGTCTGATCAGGCGGCAATGAAAAAAGCCGTAGAGCGGTATAAGAAGAGAGGGAAATTTATATGAGCACATCCACCGGGCGTAAAAGCCCAAATCCCTATGCTGAGCACGTTAAAACCGGAAGAGCACACCTGCGCCGCCTGGCCACAATGTCGCGGCACCTGCTGGAAATGTCGGAGTGCTGGGGAGACCTTGATACCTGCCTCATGACAGAGCTTGAACATCAGGCGGAGCGTATTGATGCGCTGTCTGGCGAGATTAAAGAGTTAATGGCTGACTGGCGGCGCGGTGCCGAATGGGAGGATTAAAATGCTGAAATCTTTTAAATGGGTCGAGGCGGATAGTGACATCCCTTCTGATGTTCTGGATGCAGCTTATGAGACCGGTGCAGGCAGAGTGATCTGCGCGGTGTGTGAGGTTGATGAAACGCTGCAGGGTGAAGGTTTTCCACGGCTGGTTTGGGCTTATCTGGATGTGGATTACGCCGGTATGATTTGCCGCAATACCGGGCGGGATATTTCGCAGTACGTTGTCCGGTGGTTGCCAGTTGATGGTGCGGTGTTGAAAGCTATTTAGAAGGAGAAGATATAATATGCTGAGAAGGAAAAGTCGTAAAAAAAAGTTTGGCTCTTTTCTCACTATATTGCTCATATGGTGGATTTTTAGTGTTGTCATAGCTGATAACGTTTACGCTAGAATTCAAGCTGATTTGGATTTTATTGCGGTAACACTCTGGATTGGTGTCTCGGCTTGGCTGTTTGTTACATTTCAAGAGTCCTCAGCGGAGCAGTCGCAGGTCTCCAAAGCGCCAGGGTGTAATCAAAGCTCGCAGGCAGTCGCTGAGACTGAGTCAGATGCTAACAATGTATCCCAATAGGAGTATCTGTTATGAAGGGGTATTTAACGCGTGGGTCTTTATCATGGTCGCTCTGTGGATTGGATGGAAGATACGTGAGCACATCCGTCGTTATCGATGAATTGACAATCCTCTAAGGCTGTGATCCAATGTCCTTCTGCAGCACTGGTGTGACAATTTAAATCAGCCCTGAAAAGCCCCTCATTGAGGGGCTTTTTTCGTTTATGGGTTTCCTGTTTTCTCCCTTCGTCTGAGGTGATCTAATGAAGCGTAACCTTATCCGCATCGTGCATACCGGCAAGTCGCGTCTCGGCTGGGATGACGATACCTATCGCGATGTGCTGGCGCGCCTGACCGGGCGACGTTCTGCCAGCGACTGCACGGAGGCTGAGCTGGAAAAGGTGTTAGCGTGGATGCGCTCGGTGGGCTTTACCCCTTCTGCGTCACATGGCCGCCGTCCGCGCGTGGCTTCGGGGCGTAAGGGAATGCTCTCAAAGATTGAGGCGCTGCTGGCGGAGGCGGGTCGTTCATGGAGTTATCTGGATGGCGTGATTGAGCGGATGCTGGGTGAGAAAAAGCCGGTTGAATGGCTTAACGACGATCAGGTGCGTAAGGTTATGCAGATGCTGATTGTCGATGCGAAGCGTCACGGGAGGCTGTAATGCGTGAGTTTCATCTTGAAGACCTGGAAGAGCTGCTGCCCGAAACGGTGCGCCAGATTGTAGGAGTAATCGGTTTTGACGCCACGCAAAAGCTCATCGAGCGCTTTGGTGGTGCACGGTTCCCGATTGGTAAAGGCGTGCGGCGTGACGGGGATCGTCGCCTTTCTATGTTGCGTGAGGTTATAGGAGAAGATCGCGCACAGCAGCTGGTCAAGCACTTCGGCGGTGAGGATACGCTGGTGATCCCCCGCTGTGCAGCGGCGCTGCGTGAGTGGCGCAACCGGTGTTTCTATGCAGATATGGACGACATGGTGAACAGTGGCGAGTCCCTGCGCATGGCGCTGACGCACGTCGCGCCGAAATATGGTTTTGGTAATACCTGGGCATGGGAGCTGATTAACCGGCGTCGGAAGCATCCCTCCCAGACGCAGGGGCAGTTATTCTGACCCGTTCCCGTCTCACCCCCGTCACTCCATCCCCCGTTGCGATGCGATCACAATGACCCTCACAGAAACGTGAGGGTTTTTTTATGTCTTCTTTCAAATTCAGTCAGCGCAGCGAAAGCAACCTGCAGGGGGTAAACCCTGATTTGGTGAAACTGGTTCGCCGTGCGCTTGAAGTATCAGCCGTTGATTTTGGTATCACCGAGGGTCTGCGCACTGCCGAACGCCAGAAAGAGATGGTCGCCGGTGGTCACAGTCAGACGCTTAACAGTCGCCACCTGACCGGGCATGCGGTTGACGTGGTCGCGTATGTCGGGAGCCAGATTTCGTGGGAGTGGTCGCTGTACGAGCAGATTGCCGCCGCGTTTAAACAGGCGTCTGCAGACCTTTCTATCCCCGTTGAATGGGGTGGTAACTGGACCACCCTTAAGGACGGTGCGCATTTTCAGCTGCCATTCGCGGCGTATCCCACATGAAAAAGGTGCTTACAGCCTGGTGGCACAGTTACACCCCTGAAATCGTGACGAGCGGAATAATTTGCATCGGTGAGATGCTGTTTTGCCACTGGATGCGCGGTATCAGCTGGATAGGTTCATTTGTGCTGGCGCTTTTCGTTTTTGTAGTGGGTGCTGTGCTGGGAACGCTTTTGCTGCACCTGCCCGGCTGGCATAACGACTGATGTGGCGCGGGGTAATGCTGATGGGCTTTCTGAAGCGACTGCCGGAGCTGGTCTCCAACCGTCAGGGCCAGCTGTCGACCACTGATGCGACAACGCTTTTTGCGCTGATCGTCAGTTCAGCGGTGGTGCTGATGTGTGCTTACTGGAATCACGCGCCGGTGGATGCGCTGGCGGTGTATGTGGGTGCCTGGGTGGCGCATGCCGGTGTCCAGAAATACCACGACAGCAGAACCGATAACACCCCGCCAGAAGGCGGCTCTCCGGGAGGTAAGCCTGATGGGCGCGGTGCTGATTGAATGGTGTTTAAAGCGGCTTTTACCGGGAGTGCTGCTGTGTGCGCTGGTCGGCGGTGCCGGGTGGTGGCTGCATCATCGCGGTTATGCGTCAGGCTTCGCGCAGGCAAAAAGCGCCGGTGACGTGGCGCTGGCCAGCGAGAAAAAGGGCCGTGCTGATGAGCGTCAGCGCATCAGCGAGTCAACCACGGCGGCGCTGCTTAAGGCGCAGCGGGATGAAAAGGTCCAGCAGTCGCGGGCCGATGCGCTTGCGGCAAGCCTGGAGAATACAACCGGTGAGCTGGCGCAGGCTAAGTTGCTGCTCAGTATCCAGATTAATAAGGCGGTCAGTGATGACAGTAAAACGGCTGGCGGGTGTGGTTATAACGGGCTTGGTCCTCGCAGCATGCAGCTCTACGCCAACGCCCTCGGCTACGGTGACGGTCACACCGGCACCGGTCACTGAGCCGGTGGTAAAGCCACCGCGTGCGATGGTCACGCCGGGCGTGATGCCGCCGTCGCCTGACGTGTATGCGGGTAAGGCTGACGGCCTGACCCCGGAGGTGCTGCTGCGTCATGCGGCAGATTATGGAGCCTGGTGTCAGGCGAACGCGGCGAAGCTGACATCGCTTGAGGCGTTTTTCTGGCCGGATAACAAGGAGTAAGGAATGGGATCAGTAGCAGATGTCTGGCAGACCATCATTTCAACAATAGTTGCGGGCATCTTTTTTTTCTGGCTCAAGGTGCTGCACGGCGCAATTGCAGAGCTTCGCAAAGAGAATATCCGCATGCGTGAGCTGTATCAGCTTAAGTCCGATGCGGTACGCGATCAGGAGCAGATCATGAAAATGCTGTCTGAAATTAAGTCCTCTATGGAGCGCACTACCGAGCGCATTGATCGCCTGATTAGCGGGTCGGGTAATCACTGATGAATCGCATACCAAAGCACAGGGATGAGGCCGTGCTGCGTGACGTACTGTCAACGCTGCGCGACATCCAGTCGACACTTGACGGCATCGATGCGCGCCTGAGTGTGATTGAGGACAGCGGCATGAAGCATGGTGTCGTGTCCGGTACGCTCAGCGGCGCGCTGTCAGGCGCGGTCGTATCGGTCGGACTGGCGCTGGTACGCGCCTCAGCGGGGGTGTGAATGGCGCATCCGCGTGAGACCCGCGACGCCCTGCGCAGGGCTTACATCTTCAGCAATCAGTCGCTGGAGCTGCTGGCCGCCCAGCAGGGTGTGAGTTTTTCCACGGCAATGCGCTGGAAAAAAGTGTCAGCTGATGAGGGTGACAGCTGGGATGCGTTACGCACGGCTAACCAGCTGGCCAGCGGCGCGCCGGAGGACATTGCCCGAGCCATTCTGAACAGCCTGATGGGGCAGTTTCAGACCACGCTGGAAAAAGTGAGTTCTGCTGATGACATTCCGGCGCAGGAGCGCGTCCAGCTGCTGGCCTCACTGTCCGATGCCTACACCAAAGCGATAGCGGCCAGTAAAAAGGTGCTGCCGGAGACGGACCGCGTGGCTACGGCCATCAGCACCATCACCGCGCTGTCGCAGTTTATACAGACCCGATACCCGCAGCACCTTGCGGCGTTCGTGGAGATTATCGAGGCCTTTACCCCGGAACTGGAGAAAACACATGGCCGGTAAGCTGATTGAAATTAATCCCAACATCAGCCTGCGGGCTGAGGAGATTACCGCAACAGCGGTAAGCGGTGACCGCTCGCGGCTGATTGTGCACACCCGCCATCATGGCGTTCTGGAAGTCACCCCGCTGCAGGGCGAGACGCCGGACATGGCGCGTCAGCGAATCTTTTCCGACGTAAATACTGAGGCTGATAACGGGATGCAGTTAATTGAAATTACCGAGGGTGTCTGGCTGGACCCTGCGGACGTTGCGCAAATTACCCAGTACCGCAATGAGCGCGATTTCCGGCTGATTATGCGCGGAAGCCTTCGGGATATGCATCTTGACGGTCGGGGCTGTAGCCCTGCCGACATCGCCGGGCGCATTAATGCGGTGATGCGCGAGCGCCGTCTGGGTCTGAATGCAATTTAAATAGGGTTTGAGGTGATTTATGGAAAAGGAAGCATCAGCGGAATGGGTACAGCGGCAGGAAAGAGTGAGCCGCATTGTTGAAAAACTGAGTTCAGAGCTTGACGAAACGATGCCTGCCCACCCTGATTTTATTGAGGATGTCTGGCTGGCTCTGCAGATGATATACGGCCCGGGATGGGCCGTGGGGATTATGAAGCGCTTTCAATAGGACCGATGATTGCAGATTCAACAAGACTAAAAGTGTAGTTAAAAAGCGCCTGCATTTTCACGAGTTCTTTGCTGGCGCTGTCAGCTTTGCCATTTGCCATCAGGGCCGACAGATAATCAATACTCTGTTGCTTGATTAAATCTGTGGGGCAGATCCTGACAAAGATGCCCGTCGCCATTCTGGCAACCTCGATTTTCTGATCGATGGTGAGTTTTTCATTTTGCTGTGTCATTAAAGCCTCTTTGTTTCTGTGGTTATCGGGGTGCGCCCGTATCCTGGCACAAAGAGGCTTCTTTTTTAAGAGGCTGATATGTCGTTAAAAACCAGCCTGCGCGAGCTGCGTCAGGCCATGACCGAGCTGGCGGCGGGCCTTCGCCGCACGATTGAGGCGGAGTGTACCGGCTTTTCCACCGATGCCCGCGCCGTGGCTAAGCGGCGTGCTGCCGTCAGCGATCCGGTGACCGGCTACCGTTATTTTGTGCAGACCTACTTTCCTCACTATGTGCGCCACGCTGACCCCAGCGAGCTGCACGTCTACCTGTTTCAGCGCCTGCCGCAGATTGTGGCCAGCACGAAGGGCTGCAATGACGCCATTGCCGCGCCGCGCGGCGAGGCCAAGTCCACACTGGTCAGTCAGCTGTTTGTGCTGTGGTGCATCATTCGCGGCATCAAGCACTATCCGGTGATCGTCATGGACTCCATCGACCAGGCGTATCCGATGCTGGAAGCCATCAAGGCGGAACTGGTCTATAACCCGCGCCTGCAGGCGGATTACCCCGACGTCTGTGGTCAGGGCCGCGTCTGGCAGATGGGCACCATCCTGACCCGCAACGACATCAAGGTGCAGGTAGCGGGCAGTGGTAAAAAGCTGCGCGGCCTGCGGCACGGCCCTTATCGCCCCGACCTGGTGGTGCTGGACGATATCGAGAACGACGAGAACGTGCGCAAGCCTGAGCAGCGCGACAAGCTGGAGGGCTGGCTGAAGAAAACCGTGCTGCCGCTCGGTCAGGCGGGCGGCAAGCTCGACGTGGTCTACATCGGCACCATTCTTCACTATGACTCGGTGCTGTCCCGCACCCTGAACAATAAGCTGTGGCGCACCGCGCGATTTAAGGCGATGCGCCGATGGCCGGACGACAGAAAGCTGTGGGATGAGTGGGAGTCGCTACTGCGTAACGAGGGTGAAGACGTGGCGACGGCGTTCTACGAGGCCCGGCGTGCCGCGATGGACGCCGGGGCGATTGTGTCATGGACGGCACGCCCGCTGCTCGCCCTGATGACCATCCGCGCGCGAGACGGTCACGGCACGTTTGATTCTGAATACCAGAACGATCCGGTCGCCGGTGACGATGCGCTGTTTGCCGGGAAGGATGAGAGCGGCCACGACATCATCAAGTTCTGGGTGCACCGGCTGCGCGAGTGGATCTTTTTCGGGGCCGTTGACCCCAGCCTCGGCAAGGCCGGGGCCAGCCGCGACCCGTCCGCCATTCTGGTGGGCGGTTATGACCGGCTTAACGGCGTGCTTGATGTGATGGTCGCAGATATCCGCAAGCGTCTGCCGGACAAAATCATCAGCGACGTCATTGAGCTACAGAAGACTTACAACTGTCTGGTCTGGGGCGTGGAGTCCGTGCAGTTCCAGGAGTTCCTGCGCACCGAGCTTATCAAGCGCGCCCAGCTGATAGGCATTCCCGTTCCGGCGCGGGCCATTATGCCTCACGCCGACAAGCTGCTGCGCATTGAGTCCCTGCAGCCGCACATGGCTAACGGGCGTATCCGGCTGCACGCCGACCAGACCACGCTGATTGAGCAGCTGCGCCACTTTCCGAAGGCCGATCATGATGACGGTCCTGATGCGCTGCACATGCTCTGGACGCTGGCGGTCACCAGCTCGCCCAAAATGGAGTTTTACAGCGCCAGCAGCGACCTGTCCGGGCGCGCCATGCGCGACTGGCAGCGCGATTATTCACGGGGAGGATGGTGATTATGGGTGTGATTGTGGACACGCGCGGTGTGCCGTTTGAGTCGCAGGCGCTGAAGCGCCAGCAGTCGGACGATAACCTGCTGCTGCGCCGCCAGTGGGCGGAGCACCCCTCTGTCGGCATTAATATCAACCGGCTTTACGGCATCTTTCAGGAGGCCGAACAGGGCAACCTGACTGCGCAGGCCGATCTGTTCTGTGATATGGAGGAGCGCGACGGTCACCTGTTTGCAGAAATGAGCAAGCGCCGCCGCGCCATCCTGACGCTGCCGTGGAAAATCACGCCGCCGCGCAACGCCACCGCCGCCGAGCAGAATCTGGCCACGCAGGTCACCGAGTGGTTTCAGGACATGCCGGACTTTGAGTCGCTGCTGTTCGATCTCACCGACGCCGTGGGCCACGGCTTCTCGCCGGTCGAGGTTGAGTGGTCACGTCAGGATAAGCTGTGGTTTCCGCGCCAGTTCTTCAAGCGCCCGCAGCGCTGGTTTCAGACGCCGCTGTTCAATGGCGAAGACATCCGGCTGATTGACGGCACCACCGACGGCGCTGAGCTGTGGCCATCGGGCTGGATACTGCATCGTCACAAGGCAAAATGCGGCGGCTTCCCGGAGGCGGGCCTGTTCCGCGTGCTGGCCTGGACGTACCTGTTCAAGAACCTTTCCGCGCGCGATCTGGCGGAGTTTCTGGAGGTGTACGGCCTGCCGATGCGCGTCGGTAAGTATCCCTCCGGCACCACCGACGACGAGAAGATGGAGCTGATGCGCGCCGTGATGACGCTGGGTCGTGAGGCGGCGGGCATTATGCCGCAGGGCATGGAGATTAACTTTGAGGATGCGGCAGAGGGTCAGGCCGACCCGTTCCGCTACATGATCGAGTGGTGCGAACGTACCCAGAGCAAGGTGATCCTCGGCGCAACCCTGACCTCCCAGACCGAGAACAACGGCAGTCGTGCGCTGGGTGAGGTGCATAACGAAGTGCGTCACGAGCTGCTGGCCAGCGACGCCCGTCAGCTGGCCGGTACGCTCACCCGCGAGCTGCTCTGGCCCATGCTGGCCCTGAACGGCTACAGCGATATCGATCCGCGCCGCCTGTGCCGCTTTGAGTTTGACGCCAGCGAACCGGAAGACCTGAAGACGCTGGCGGATGCCATCGGGGCGTCGGTCAATGCGGGGATCAGCGTCAGCCAGACCTGGGCACACGAGCGCACCGGCATTCCCGTTCCGGCGGCGGGCGACACCCTGCTGGTGCCGCCCGGCAACAAAAAGGATATTCCGGCCACCCTCAGCGCGCTGTATGACGCGCGGGCCATGCTGCCCTTTACGCAGCAGGCGGCGCTCTCCCTGCAGTCGGATAACAGCGCCCAGCAGGCCGTGGACGGCGCGCCGCAGGCGCTGACCGGCGATGCTGAGGCGGCAATGAAAACCCTGATTGCGCCGCTGGTCGCGGCGCTCAGCGAGGGCCAGTCCCCGGAGGCGCTGCCCGCCATCATCGACGCGGCGTACCCGCAGCTCGACGGCGAAGAGATGCGCCAGCTGATTGAGAATGCCCTGTTTGTGGCCGACCTCTGGGGACGCGTGCGTGGTTGACCTCGGTTACGCCATGACCCTGAAGCCGGAGGCGGCGATCCGCTACTTCCGTTCAAAGGGCATTAAAATCGCCTTTGATACGCGCCAGATGCAGAATCGTGCGCATGCCACCTCGTTTGTGGTGAGCGGCATGCTGAAGCAGGACGTGCTGACTGACGTCCACGGCGCACTGGCGAAGGCGCTGGAGGACGGCCAGACCGCCGCGTGGTTTAAGGATAACCTTATTCCACAGCTTACCCGCCGGGGCTGGATGGGCAGTGGCCTGAAGGCCGATGCGGACGGCGTGCTGGAAGGCAGAAAGCTGATGCCGTACCGGCTCGACACCATTTTCCGCACCAACACGCAGTCCGCCTACATGGCGGGCCGCTATGAAAAAATGCGCGCCAACGTCAAAGCGCGCCCTTACTGGCAGTACGTGGCCGTGATGGACAGCCGCACCCGCCCGGCGCATGCCGCGCTCAACGGGCGCATTTTCCGCTGGGACGATCCGATATGGGACACTATCTTCCCGCCGAACGGCTATAACTGCCGCTGCCGGGTGGTGGCGCTGTCGCAGGCCGAGGTCGACCGGCATCCGGTGGGCGTGGAGTCGTCGTCGGATCTGCAGGTCACCATCGGGCAGCCTTACGGCAACACCACCCGCCCGGTGACCGCGCTGAAAGACCCGGCGACCGGTCGCCTGTTCACGCCTGATGCGGGCTTTCACCTTAACCCCGGACGCGACAGCCTGGCGAACCTCAGCCAGCAGCTGCTGCGCAAGGGCGCAACCGCACCGCCACGGCTGGCGGCGCTGGCGGTGGACGAGGCGATGCGCTCACCTGTTGTGCGGGCTGACTTCACCCGTTCGCTGGCATCGTGGGTGCAGACCGTGGCGCAGGATACTTCGCTCAGCGGAGATGCGCGCTACGCCGGTGCGCTCACGCCCGCCGTGCTGGATGCGCTGAAGACACCGCCCGTCAGCGCGGTGATTGCGCTGACGGCGGACACGGTGCAGGCGGCGGGCGACCTGACGCCGGACTGGCTGCGCCTGCCCGCGCTGCTTGCTGCCCCTGATGTGGTGCTGCAGGACGGCGACGGTGCACTGATTTATGTGATCCAGCAGAGTAATCTGCCGCGCCTGGTCAGGGTCACGCTCACCGGTGGCAATCCGGCCATTACACAGAGCGCGCCGCTGACGGCGCAGGCGTTAACCACACTGAAACAGCTACCGGTCATCACCGGCGCATGGAGATCCTGATGGAGCCTGAACTGACCGTGACCTTTCCCCCCGAACTGGAGCAGGCGCTGGCGCGCATGGCCGAACGCCTGGCGCACCGCGAGCCGCTGATGCGGGACATCAGCGAGCGCATGTATAAGGCGGTGATGGATAACTTCGACCAGGAGGGGCGGCCCGTTAAGTGGCTGCCGGTGGCGCGTGAGGGTAAAATCCTGCAGGACTCCGGGCGGCTGGCCAGCTCTATTGACACCTGGAGTGATAACGACCGCGCCATAGTCGGCACTAACGTCATCTACGCCCGTATCCAGAATCAGGGGGGCAAAACTAAGCCACATGAAATCCGGCCAAAGTATAAGAAGGCGCTGTACTTTAACGGTCGCTATGCGGCGAAGGTGAACCACCCCGGCTCGGATATCCCCGCACGCCCGTTCCTGATGCTGACCGATGAGGACATGCAGGACGTGGCACAGACCATCAATGACTGGCTTGCAGGCGATGCTGAAGGCTGACCGCGTGAGACGCCCTGTACGCGCCTGAACCCCCGCAGGGGTACAACCATACCCCTGAAAACCATTTAAACAAATCTGACGCGATTTAAACGGGTTTTAAATGGGGTTACGCCTGCCGTTTTAGCTGATAACCTGATTTCCCGCTGATTTACTTCTCCTGCATCCCGTCTCACCCCTGAAACTTAATCCGCCACATCCCCGCCGGTAAGCTGCCTGCAGTAACGACTCAGCAGGATGGCTCTGACACATGAAATTACGGGTAGGCGCACTAAACGGACAGTTCACGCCATTGGATGGCAGCGTGCAGCGCGTGCAGCTGCTGCCCGCCGGATGCTTTCGCTCCGAAGATGGTCGCCCGGCAGAGGCCGCCTGCTGGCAGCTCAACGCACCGCAGGCGTCGCAGGTCATCGCCGCCGCGAACGCGCGTACCAACGACTTCATGTTCGACTACGAACATCAGACCGCCCACAAGGAAGAGAACGGTCAGCCCAACCCGGCGGCAGGCTGGTTCAAGCAGCTGGAGTTTGATCCGCAGGCGGGCCTGTTCGCAACCGATGTGCGGTGGACCGACCGGGCGCAGCAGATGATTGAGGCGAAAGAGTACCGCTACGTGTCGGCGCTCTTTCTGTATGACCTGCAGGGCAACATCGTTCAGCTCATCAATGCCGCCCTGACCAATACCCCGGCGCTGGACGGCATGGATGATCTCCTTGCCGCCGCGTCGCTTCTTTACCTCCCGGAGGAAAAAACAATGGATGAAAACCTGCGTCTCGCGCTCTGCTCCATGCTGGGGCTGGCAACCGATGCTGACGAGGCGGCCATTGCGGTGGCACTGGCCACCGCGCAGGAAAAGCTGCTCAAGCCTGCCGCCTGCAGCACGCTCACTGACCTTATCACCAAAAAAGACCAGCAGATTGCGCAGCTCTCGGCAAACCCTGCCGGTGTGCCTGACCCGTCACAGTTCGTGCCGGTGGCGGTCTTTAATCAGACCCGCGAAGAGCTGGCTGCGCTGAGTGCAAAAGTGTCGCAGACCGAGGCGGACGCCCTGATTGAGGCGGCGCTCAGCGACGGTCGCATCATTGCCGGTGCCGACGAGGACTGGATGCGCGGACTGGCTAAGCAGGATATGGCCACCTTTAAGGCCGGTCTGTCCATTCGCAAGGCCAATCCGGCGCTGGTCAGAATGCAGACCGATGGCAAAGCGCCCGAGACGCTGAATGCTGCCGCGCTGTCAGCGGACCAGCACAAGCTGCTGGGCGCGATGGGCCTCAGTGAAAATTTCCTGGCTGAAAAGGACGGTGAATAATGGCTGCTGCTACCACACCACGTAACACCCCCTGGCGCGACTGCATCCTGACGCCGGTTCCGGTCGCCAAAGGTGAAGTTATCCCTGAAGGCGCGATTGTCTGCGTTAACGCAGACGGCTTTGCCGTTAACGGTAAAGCAGATACCACGCTGAAATACGCCGGGTGCGCTGCTGAATCCGTAAATAATAAAGACGGCGCGGACGGAGATTGCGCCATTAACGTGCGTTCTCACAAGGCATTCCGCTGGGATAACGACGGCAGCATTACGCAGGCGAGCCTGCTGGAGCGCGCTTACATCCTGGATAACCAGACGGTCACTGCGACAGACGGCGGTGCTGCTGCATCAGATGACGGGAAGACGCCTGCTAAAGAAGCGGCTTACAGCAAAGCCGGAACCATCATCATGATTGATGCCGACGGCGTCTGGATCTACTGAGCATAAGGATAAACGAATATGGCCGAAGTCAATAAAGCCACGCTTGACGTGCTGTTTCTGGCGCTGAAGAAGAGTTTCAACAACGCGATGATGCGCGCCAGTCCGACGTGGGATCAGATTGCGACGCTCATTCCGTCCACCACGGCGGCTAACTATTACGCCTGGATGGAACAGTTCCCGCAGCTGCGTAAGTGGGTCGGCGACAAGATGATCCAGCGCCTGCAGCGTCAGGACTACATCGTTCCCAATGATGATTACGAAGCGACCCTCAGCGTCAAACGTAATCATATTGAGGACGATCAGTTGGGTATTTACCCGGTGAATGCTGACGCTTACGGCACCACCGCCGCGAACTGGCCGGATAAGCTGATTTACGATCTGGTTAATGCCGGTTTTAAAAATAAGTGCTTCGACGGCCAGCCGTTCTTCAGTGCGAAGCATCCGGTCGCCAAAACCACCTACAGCAACCTGCTGACCGCGCCGCTGTCCATCGCGTCTCAGGCTGAAGCTAAAGCCGGTTTTGGTAAGGCCCGCGAGATGATGTGGAGCCTGCGGGATTCACAGGATGAGCCGCTGAGCCTGAACCCTAACATCCTGCTGGTCGGCCCGGCGCTGTTTGATCTGGCCACCTCGCTCATGACCACCGACCGCCTGGAAGACGGCAAGCCCAACCCGTATAAAGGTGCCGCAAAAGTGGTGATGTCGCAGCGCATCACGTCCTCTACCGCGTGGTTCCTGCTGGATACCACGCAGGCGCTGAAGCCGTTTATCTTCCAGATGCGTAAAAAGCCGGTGTTTGTGTCGCAGGTCACTCCTGACAGCGACGGCGTTTTTATGCGTGCCGAATACCTGTTCGGCGTTGAAGCGCGCGGTGCAGCAGCCTATGCCTTCTGGCAGATGGCGGTCGGCTCTACCGGCACCGGGGGCTGATTATGTATGCGACCCGCGAGGACATGACAGGCCGCTTCGGTGAAAAAGAAGTGCGCGAGCTGACAGACCTTGATGGTGAGGGCGTGATCGATGTTGCGGTGCTGGGTTATGGCCTGCGTGCCGCCTCAGACGAAATCGACGGTTATATCGCCGGGCGCTACACCCTGCCGCTGGCGGTGTGTCCGCCCGTGCTTACCGGCATTGCCTGTGATATTGCGCGATATCGCCTGACCGGAACGGATCGCCCCTGTACCGAGGAGATCCGCGACCGCTACCGTGACGGCATCCGCTATCTGGAGAAGGTCGCCAGCGGCAGCGTGTCTCTCGGTGCGGCGGTTTCAGGCGGTGCGGCGGTGCCGTCTTCTTCTGTCGGGGTGGTATTCATGGCGGGCGGCAATAACTGGTCCCGCTGGCGCACGGGCGGAGGCGGCTACTGATGTATACCGACATTGAGCAGGCCATCGTGGCCCGCCTGAGCGAGGGTCTCAATACCGGCAAGGGCGGCATGGTGCGCACCGTCACTACCTACGGGGGCCAGCTGGAGGACATCGGGGAGATTCTGGCTGCGCTGCCGGGCATCTGGGTGACCTTCAAGGGCGTAACCGGCTGCAGGCGCGTGAACACCATGCGCCGCCGCTGGCGCGTGACGGCTGACTTTGCCGTATTTGTGGCGTCGCGCAGCGTGCGCAGCGAGGCCGCACAGCGTGAGGGCGGACCTGTGCCGGATGAGACCGGCTGCAACCTGATTGCGGAGAGCGTGCGCCGCCTGCTGACCGGGCAGGATCTGGGCCTGCCCATCACCGACCTGCGTCCAGGGCGCGTCACCAACCTGTTCCGCAAGGCGTACAACAAAAGTGCCGTTTCGGTGTACGTCTGCGAGTTTGCGACGGACTGGTACGAAGACGCGCTGGATAACGGGCGCTGGCCCGCACCTGAAGGTGATAACGACCCGGATCAGGTCTTCGCACGCTATCTGGGCCGTCTAGATACCCCGTACCCGGACCACGTCACCACCCATGCGGATTACATCCGCGACGGCGAGGTGGTGGCACAGGACACCCTCAGCAATCTGCCCACGGAGAGCAACGATGCAGACAGTTAAGGTTATTGCCCGTAAGGGCGTGCGCGTGCCGCTGGAGAACAGCAGCCGTGAGTACATTACGGACGCTGCGGCGGTGGACGTGGTGCTGAGCACCTACTATCGCCGCCGCATGAACGATGGCGACCTGCAGCTGGCCCCGGCCACCCCGGCGAAGACCGCGCAGGCCGACAGCGACGAGCCGGTGGTGCAGCGCGCCGCCGATGCAAAAAAGGAGGGCTGAGATGAGCGACACCGACAGCATTTCCACCACCACCCGTGTGCCGGGTACCTATGTTAACTACAACTTTACTAGCGGCTCCAGCACGCTGGCCACCGATGACCAGTATGTGGTGATCATCGCCCAGCGGCTGGAGACCGGCACCGTGGCCGCGCTGACCCCGACCGACGTCTTCAGCAGCGATCAGGCGGCGACGTACTTCGGCCACGGCTCACAGGCGCACCTGATGGCGGATGCGGTCATGCGCGCCAACGGTAACGTTCAGCTGGCCGTGTGTGCGCTGGACGACGACAAGGCGGGCGTGGCCGCAACCGGTCAGCTCACCCTGAGCGGTCCGGCGACCAGTTCGGGTCAGATCCGCCTGCAGGTGGGCGATAAAACCCTGGCCGTAGCCGTGAAAGCCGGGCAGACCGCTGATGACCTGCTGCAGAGCCTGCATGAGGTGATGGGCGCTGAGGCTGACCTGTCGGTAAAAGTGAAGCTGGACCGGGTCGCGGACAAAGAGAATGGACTTATCCTGATTGCCAAACATCCGGGCACGTGCGGTAACGAGATCGGCCTGTCACTGACCATTACGGCGACCGGCGTCAGCGGCGTGCTCAGCCCGATGGCGGGCGGCCAGGGTGACCCGGACGTGACACTGGCGTTAACGGCGATTTACAGCGCCGGTCACACCCTGATTGTGATGCCGTACAGCACCAAAGAAGCCCTGAACGCGCTGTCAGAGCACCTTGAGGGCGTCTCCGGTCCGACCGAGCAGCGCGGTGCGGTCGGCGTCACCGGCTGGAACGGCACGCTGGCCACCGGCACCACCCTGACCACGGCGGCCAATGCGGCGCGCATTACCTGCGGCTGGCATCCCGGCTCGGTGCTGGGTAACGGCATTCTGGCGGCGGTGTACGCGGCCATTATTGCCGCCGAAGACGACCCGTCCGAACCGCTGGACAACAGCGTGCTGACCGGTCTCGACGTCACCGCCCAGACCCGCTGGCCGATGCGCACCGAGATGGAGAAGGCGCTGCATAACGGCCTGTCGCCGTTTAACGTGGTGAACAATAAGGTGCAGTTGGTGCGTGCGATCAGCACCTACGTCAAAAACAGCCAGGGCATTGATGACCCGACCCTGCTCGACATTAACACCATCCGCACCCTGGACTACATCCGCAAGACGTGGCGCACCCGCATGTCCCAGCGGTTCCCGAACGGCGGCAAGCTGACCGACCGCCGCCTGCTGCAGATCCGCTCAGAGACGCTGGACGTGCTCTATGCCCTGCAGGCGCTGGAAATGGTGGAGAACATCGACAGCTATAAAGACCAGGTGACGGTCACCCGCAACGCCCAGGACAACACCCGCGCGGATACCGCTATTCCGGCCCCTGTCGTGCGCGGACTACACATCCTGACCGGCACCCTTTACCTGTATTAAGGAGAGACAGATGAGCGACGTCTATGTCGGCCCGGTTGTTCTTGAGGTCAACGGGACCGAGATTGAGATTACGCAGGTCAGCCCGACCGTTGATACGGGCCGCAAGCTGGTGAAGACCATGAACTCCACCGGGCGAGCTAAGGGTCACGTTAACGGCATTGCGACCTACAACCTGACGCTGGAGGCGGTCATTCCTAAATCCGGCACCATCGTCTGGGAGAACATCACCGACGCCAAACTGACCATTTACCCGGAAGACGCCGCCAGCGGCGGCCTGACCACCACCTACCAGAACTTCACGGTCCAGACCGTGGGGCGTCAGTACAGCGTGGACAACGAAGCCCGCATCAGCATCAGCGGCTTTGCCCTTAACTGCATTGAGGAATAATGATGAACGGAAACAAAACTATCAGCGGCACGCTGGACATTGGCCTGGAATTTGACGGCAGGCTGCATCGCGACTTCACCCTGCGTCTGCCCACCGTAGGCGATGAAATCGACGTTTCAGAAGACGACAGTATTCCGGAAAGCGGCTTTCGCGTGGCACTGTTTGCCCGCTGCCTGACCGCGCTGGGCAGCATCCCCAACGAGCAGATCACCTATAGCCTGCTGCATGATGAACTGGACAGCGGCGACTTCGGGATTCTGATCCGGGCGGCTGACGATCTGAAAAAAAAGCGCAAAGCGATGAGCGCCGACTCCACCACTTCCGCTGCGCCTGCCTCCGGCTCGGACAGCATGGATACAGTGAAGCGCGAATCCGCGCCCTTAGTCCTGTAGCACTGGCGGGGGTGCTTGACGCCCTCGACCACGTCCAGAACCCCAAAGCCTGGCAGAAAAAGCAGTCAGGCCAGAACGTCCGGTTCATCAGCAGTCGGCGCGGTAAAAAGCGCCGCCGCGCCTCCCGCAGGAAATAACGCATGTCAGGACCCTTTGAAACGCAGATGACGATTGGCGTTAAGGATAACGCCAGTGCGGGCATTCAGCGCATCCGCAGTGAGACGCAGCGTATGCAGGAGGCGCGCGAGCGCCTCGGCGTGCGCAGTGAGCACGCTATTCGCCGCGCCATTCAGCAGACCGAGGCCTCCTATAATCGCCTTGCCAGCAGCGGTAAGCTCAGCGCGGCTGAGCTGTCGCGCGCGCATGAAATGGCCGCGACCAAAATCAGTCGTCTGCAGAAAGAGATGGCTGAAGTCGAGGTGCGCAGCTATACCCGCCGTAACACCGCCCGCGAGGCCTATACGGCGCTCGGCATCAGAAGCGAGCAGTCAATCCAGCGCGAAATCCAGAAAACGGTCGCTGCGTATAATCGCCTGGAGCGCTCCGGCACACTGTCAGCGACAGCGCTCACCCGCGCACACGAAAAGATGACCTCAACGGTTTCAAAGCTTGAGCAGGAGCTGGGCAAGGTTGAAGAGCAGAGCCTGATGCGCCGTAACACCGCCCGTGAAGCCTGGGAGCGGCTGGGCGTGCGCAGCGAGCACAGCATCCGTCGTGAAATCCAGCAGACCGAAGCGGCCTATAACCGCCTTGAACGCTCCGGCGTGCTTTCGGCGCAGGAGCTGCAGCGCGCGCAGGAAAAGACCATTGCCACGGTTGGCAAGCTGCGTCGTGAGCTGGGCGAAGTCGCGAAGCAGGAGCGTACGCTGGGTGAGCGCTTTCGTGGAGGAGCAGCTGTAGCCGGTAAAATCGGCGGAGCCGTACTCGGTGCGGGTATGCTGCTGCGCGGCCCGATCAACGATGCCGCAGCCTATGACGCCACACTGCGCCGGGAGGCTAACTTTGCCTATAGCGACCGCGACACCAAAGGTCGTCTTGAGGGCATGGATCGCATGTCCTCCGCCGTCCAGGATGCAGTCGACAAAACCGGCGCATCGCCGGAAGAGGCCTTTGCGGCGCTTGAAACCATGTGGCGCTCAGGCGTAATAGGCAAAGAAAAGCCTTACAAATTCCTGAATAACGTGCTTCGAAATGCAGCAGCGACAGGCGCAGATGCTGAATCTGTGGCCAGCACACAGGCAAGTGCGGTTAATTTTGGCATGAACGATGACGATGCAGCTGCAGCGTTGAGCGTACTGACTACATTCGCCCAGCATGGCAAGGTGGACGTCCCAGAACTCGCGCGCGCCATGCCCCGCGCGCTTGAGGCGGGTAAGTCTGCAGGCTACCACGGAACAAAGGGTTTTAGTCAGATTGGCGCACTCTTTGAGGCGGCAGCCATCGGTACAGGTGATCCACAGGAGGCGGCAACCAATACCAATGACCTGCTTGCGGCACTCTCAGGCAACAACCTGCAGAACAGTGCCGAGCGCATCCGGATCAACGGCCACAAGCTGGATATCCGGGGCATGATGCGTAATGACCTTGCGCATGGTAAGACGGCGCTGGATACCGTAACGGGTGTTATCAGCAAAATGGACAGCACCGACCCGCAATTTAAGCGGCTAACTAAGCAGCTCAGTTCTGCCACCACCGACGAACAGCGCGCTAACATTCAGGCGCAGATTGACCAGATTCATGGCCAGCATATCTCCCAGCTTTTCCCTAATCAGCAGGATCGCAACGCCTACCTTAACTTTGATCGCAACAGGCCTTTTTATGACCAACTAGTTAAAGAAGGTGGGGACCAGTTTAGCAAGCCCGAAGGCCAGCGCTCAGCCGATCAGGACTGGAAGTTGGTATCAGATAGCGCGCAGTGGAAGATGGATCGTGAAAAAAACATGGCCGTGGTGACCAGCAATAAAAGTGCCGGTGGCGCGGCGGCGCTCTGGGGTGACGTCATGAACCACGTTGCCGATCTGGAGAAGGAGTTTCCGGCGCTGGCCACAGCGGTTTCAGGCACAACCTCAGCCTTTCAGACGCTGCGTGACAGCGGGCTGGGCGGCGTGCTGGGTGGTGCGTTAGGCATGGCCGGTATTAAAAAAATCTTTGGCCGCAAACCGCCATCAGTTGCCGGTGCAGGCGAAGCCGGTGGAGAGGTGGCTGGCGCGGCAGAAGGCGCTGAAGTCGCAGGCGGAGAAGCGGCTGGTGGTGGCATTCTCAGCACCATCGGGCGCTGGATTCTGGGCGGTGGCCGCGCGCTGGGTGGAGCCGCCGTAAACGGCGGTAAAAGCCTGGTTACGGATGGCCTTATGAGCAATCCTCTTCTGCTGGGTATCGCCGGGCTGATCTATACGCCCGACACCGTCAGCGGCAGTAGCGAATCTGCCGAACTGGCCCGCCTCAAAAACCAGAACTACGGTAAAAATTCCCGCCAGACCTCGGCGGAAGCGCTGAACTATCTGCAGAACTATCCCGGCCATGATGTCCCTGCAGGTGGCGGGCCGATCATTAAGCTGCCCGCTCAGCCCGCACCTAATGTCACCGTCAATATGTTTCTGGACGGCCAGAAGGTGTCTGACTGGCTCTATACCGAAATCGAGCGTAACGCCCGGAGGCACGGCGCATGACCGACTTTATCTCCCAGCTCGCCGCACTGGCGGGAATAGACACCCTGATGCAGGCGTCCTTCCGGGGCGTTGAGTTCGAGTGTCTGGCCACCCGCGACACGCTGGCCCGCACCACCGTTAACTATGCATACCCTTATCACGATGGCGCAACCATCGAGGATCAGGGGCTGAACCCGGTCAACTTCCGCATTACCGCCTTTCTCTGGGGTCACGACTGGAAACAGCAGTTAAAGGCGCTTATAACCGCGTTTAAAGCCAGCGGCCCCGGCGAGCTGATCCACCCGGTTTATGGCTCGATCCCGCGCACCCAGTTTCTGGAAGCGGGCATCGAGAAGCAGGCTGAAACGATGGACGGCGTCACCGTCGAGCTGGTCTTTATCGAGTCCGGCGAGGAGCAGGCGCTGTTTGCAGCGGCATCCGCCGATCAGGCTGCACAGGGCATTACCTCAACCGGCAACAGCCTGCTGGACAGCGCCGCCTCTGCCTTCAGCACCGCCATGAGCGACCTGCGCGCACTCGAGAACGGCGTTGAGCGCATTAACACCATCGTCGCCCAGGGTGAATACGTTCTCGACAGCGTCAGGGAAGAGATTCAGAGCGCCGCTGCCAGCGTCAGCAACCTGCTGGACACGCCCACCGCGCTGGTCAGCGACCTCAAAAGCCTGGTCAGCACCTTCAGCGATACGCTGACCCTGACCGGCAGCGGCGTCACCTCCGGCTGGCAGCAGGCAACGCGCCTCGCGCAGCACGTTGTCAGCTACCCGGCTAAGTACGTGCAGAACCGCAGCATTACCACCATCACGAAGCCGTTTCGCCTGCCGCTGAGTCAGGTCACCGCCGTGCGCGACAGCGACACGCAGCTGGTCACGCGCACCGTTCGCCTGGTCGCCGTCAGCGAGCTGGCAGAGGTCGCCGCCACCCTCCTGCAGAACGAGAGCACCACGCCGTCGCTGACCAGCACCCAGATTGAGCAGGTCACTAACAGCGTGCGCAGCGTGATAGTGGATGCGCTTACCGACCAGCGCGCCGCGCTCCAGACCGCAGAGACACAGGCGCGTGCCAGCGGCCTGACCTCAGACGGTCGCGTACACGCTACGATCATCACGCACCTGCAGACGCTGGCCCTGACCCTGCAGCGTCAGGCGGCGGCACTCATTCAGCAGCGCCCGCCGCTCATCACCCGCTCTGTGACGCGCCGGTGCAACCTGCATCTGCTGGCCTTTGACTGGTACGCCGACGCCACCCGTGCCGGGGAGCTGCTGCGCCTGAATCCCTCTCTCGGCAACCCTAACGATATTCAGCCAGGAATGACACTCTATGCCTACGCAAAATAACGCCACCGCAAAAAGCAGCACGACTGCAGCTGCAGCCGATGAACGCCTGACCCTGACGGTCGGCGGCAAAACCCACAGCGACTGGACGCGGGTTTCCGTGACGGCAGACTTTCTGACGCCTGCAGGCCAGTGGCAGCTCGAACTGGGCATAAACGGCGCGTCACTGCCCGCTGAAGTGTGCGAAGGCGCGCGCGCCGTGCTCAGCGCGGGCCGCGACGTGCTGATGACCGGTCTGATTGACGACATCAACCACGCCGTGCTGCGCGGTCAGCACATCCTTTCGCTCACCGGCCGCGATGAAGCCGCCGTGCTGGTCGACTGCAGCGCCCCTATATTCACCGAGCAGAAGATGACGCTGCAGGAGGTTATCGCGAGGATTGTCCGTCCGCTCGGTATCAGCAAAATCAGCATCCGGGCCGACAGCTCGACCGCTCCCCAGAAGTTCGCCATCGAGCCGGGCGACACCGCCTGGAGCGCGTTAATGAAAGTCGCCGTGGTCAGCGGCCTGTGGCCGTGGATTGCGCCGGACGGCACGCTGATTATCGGCGGCCCAGACTACAGCGCCACGCCGGTGGATTCGCTGGTGATGAACCGCGACGGCACCGGTAATCTGCTGGATCTGACGAAGCACACCAGCATCGCCGGTCGCTATTCAGAGGTCACTGTGCTCACGCAGGGCCACGCAACGTCTGAACGCAACGGCGTACGCAATCACAAGGGCACGATCAAAGACAGCGGCTTTACGCTCTATCGCCCGCACATTCAGGTCATGGGCGACACCGACACCGACGAAGAGGCCACCACCCGCGCCCGCAAGCTGCTCTCTGACTCGCGCCTGAAGGCGCTGACCATCACCGCCGTGGTGCGTGGCGTGCGCACCACGGGCGGCACTGCGTGGATGCCGGGCCAGCGCGTCGCGGTTAAAAGCGCCATCCACAACATTGACGCCATTTACTTCATCATGGGCCGGGAAGTTCGGGGCGGGCGTGGCGCACCGCTCACCACCACGCTCACGCTTAAAGAGGACGGTATCTGGACGCCGGACGCTTACCCTAAATCACGCCATAAGAAAAAGGGAAAGCAGCAGGTACCGACCTATCACAGCTGGGAGGAAATCCCGTAATGGATATCGTCGCAATCATCAACCGGCGCATCGCCACTGCACTGGACAGCATCCGCAAACCGTTTCGCGCAGTACTCTCCCGCATCACCAGCACCGGCGGCGTGATGACCGCGCAGCTGGACGGTCTGGCGGGTGAGACGCTGCAGGAAGTGGAAGTTTTCCAGCACTTCGGCATCACCTCCGTACCACCCGAGGGCGCGATGGCCATCGTCATTCCGCTGGGCGGTCGCACCAGCCACGGTATTGTGGTGGCCACTGAGCACAGTGAATACCGCATTCAGGCCCTGAAGCCCGGCGAGGTGGCCATCTACAACAGCGACGGAGCCAGTATTACCCTGAAGAACGGCAAAGCCATCCACATGGTGTGCGATGCATTCACTATGGACTGTAAGACCGCCGCGATTAACGCCAGCGAGTCCATCACTTTCACCACCCCGGACTTCTCCACCTCTCAGAACGCCACCGTTAAAGGTCTGTTCACCGGCAATGGCGGCATGAGCATTTCCGGTGACAACGGCAGCGGCGCAGCCGCCAGCTTTGCGGGCAGCATCAGCCACACTTCCGGCTCGATCAGCTCCGTCAGTATCAAAATTAACGGCGTCGAAGTTGATAAGCACATTCACACCACCCCGGACGGCAACTCCGGCCCGATGCAGGCAGGCTAAGCCGCTCACCCCACAGCCCGGCGCGCATTCGCCGGGTCAGCCTTACCCTCAATCCTCTACACGCTCTTCTGCATCCCGTCTCACCCCTGTCACTCACTCACGATTCGCGCGCGCGATACGCTGCCCGGCATGGACAGAATGATTGATCCGGCAACAGGCGACTATAACGGTGAACGCACCACCGGCCTGGAGAACGCCGCACAGATGCGCCTTAAGACCCCGCAGGGAAGCTATCTGTTTGATACGGAACTGGGGTCGAAGCTGCACCTGCTGCCCCGCAAGGACACGGAGCAGACCCGCGCGCTGGCGGAGCAGTACGCCTTTCAGGCGCTCTCGCCGCTCATCACGGACGGTCGCGCGACGGCGATCTCGGTCACGGCCTCCCGTAAGCTGCAGGGCTGGATCTCTCTTTCTGTCCGCATTACGCAGGCTACCGGTGAGGTGGCCACCTTTGAACACCAGGTAAAGGTGAGCTGATGCCGCTCAACATTCCCGCGCAGGCCAACATTGCCGACAACTACCTCGATGAAATCAGCAACCAGCTCCCGGACGCGGACGTCTACTCTGACAGCGACTACCGGGCGCGCGCGAACGCCACCGCCTCCGCTTGCTGGGGTCTCTACCAATACACCGCTTGGGTGCTGCGTCAGGCCTTCCCGGACACGGCAGATACAGAGTATCTGGAGATGCACGCCCGCCTGCGCGGCCTGACCCGCAAGCAGGCTACCGCCGCAGGCGGCTCCGTCACCCTGACCGGTAAAGCCGCAACCACTATAGCGAGTGGGCTGCAGTTTCGGGTAAAGGGTAACAGCACCCTTTACCAGACCACGGCGGCGGGCAAAACCGGCGATGACGGCAGCGTGACAGTCACCGCAAAGGCCACCACCACCGGCACGGCGGGCAATCTGACCGCAGGCGTAACCGGCACGCTGGTCTCCGCACCGTCCGGCATCGACAGCGCCGTGACGGTGGTCACCATGACCGGCGCGACCGACACCGAGACCGACGACGAGCTGCTGGCGCGCCTGCTGGACGTGATGCGCCAGCCCCCTGCGGGCGGTAACGCGCATGATTACAAGGTCTGGGCTGAGTCCGTGGACGGCGTCAGCGGCGCTTATGTCTTTCCACTGCGGCGTGGGCTGGGTACAGTCGACGTGGTCATCACCGCGACCGGCGGTCTGCCGTCAGCGGAGACGCTTAAGGCCGTGCAGGACTATATCGACAGCGTGCGCCCGGTCGGTCCCGGCGCGGCGGGCTGCAAGGTGCTGGCCCCCACGATTAAAACCGTGGACGTGACGGCAGCGGTCGGCATCAGCGACAGCACCACCTTTGATGCGGTACAGACCGCCATTACAGCCAGCCTCAATACCTGGTTTAACGCGCTCATCCCCGGTCAGGAGGCGATACGCAGCCAGGTGGGTGCGCTGATATCAGACGTGGACGGCGTGCTGGACTATGAGCTGAGCAAACCTGCCGCCAACATCACGCCGACCGTCAATGACACCACCGTGGAGTGGATCAGGCCGGGTAAATTTACCTTTACGCAGCTGAAGGAGTGACAGCGTGACACGCGACGACTTCCGCAGTCTGCTGGCACAGCTTTTACCGCCGGTCACCTATGACGCATCCGGTGAGCAGCTGAGCGCCGAACTCAGCGCCGAAGCAAAGTTACTGACTACAGTGGATGCCCTGATTGCCGGACTGGCGTCATCCATCGACCCGAATCAGGCCACGCTGACGCTGCCGGACTGGGAGCGGGTTTACGCCCTGACGGTGAGCGACAGCGACACCCTGCAGCAGCGACGCGCCAGAGTGATGGCCGCGCTGGCCGAGACCGGCGGTCTGAGCCGCCAGTATTTTATCAATCTGGCCAGAGCGCTGGGCTACGACGTCACCATTGAGGAACCCGACGATCCGAAATGGCGCTGGATTGTGAACGTTAACGGCGCACCGGAGCGCGTGTGGTATTTCCGCGTGGGTGAGTCCGTGGTCGGTGACCGCCTGGAAGAATCCGGCGACCCGGACCTTGAAACCTTATTTAAACGCTTAAAACCGGCACACACGGAGTGCCTGTTTAAATATTCCGAGGGCAGCAACAAGTGAAACCCTTAATTGATCCGATCAATACCGACGACGGCCAGTTTCATGGTCGGGACAACCAGACCGGCGCGCTGGCCACCATCGTCACGCCGGTTTACATGAACGACACGCAGGGGGCGACCCGCAGCCTGCAGCAGGAAGTCATCAGCGTACTGACAGCCGCAGGCATCAAGCCTGCTGACGCTACCAATGACCAGTTGCTCAGTGCACTGAAAAGCCTGTTTCTGGCAGGGGATGACACCCGCGTCAGCGGTGCGTTGCAGAAAGACAAAAACCTGTCTGACCTCAAAGATGCTGCTGAATCCCGTGGTCATTTAGGACTTGGTAAGCTGGCCGTTCTGGACAGCCTGTCTGCGTCTGATGTGGGTGCTTATCCTCAGACTGGTGGCAACGTTAACGGCTATGTGAGCGCAAATTATCTTGGTGTTACACAGGTTGCTAATCCTTCGGTACAGGGAACGTTTGTTGGCTGGAATGATTCCGGTGGTCAGGGTGAGTCTGATTTTGTTAATAACCGTGGTGGTGGCGTCGGTGGCTTTCATTTCAGAACCGTCAATTCAGATAACACAGTTCAGACGGGTACTGTGGAATTCAGTGGCACAGGTGATGTGAATTCCAGCGGCCAGATATCAGAAGCGGGTCAGCGCGTTTACAGCCCCAATAACTGCCCCTTTCCGGTTGGCTACATAATGTTGCTGGGTAACACTTCCGACCCCAATAATATTTTTCCGGGGACAACATGGCAGTGGCTTAATGGAACGGGATTCGATGGGAAAGTTATTGCGCTGGGTACAGACGCACTCCAGACGGGCGGGAGTAATACAGTCACCCTGGCAGAAGCACATATGCCTCCTCACCGCCACAACGGCGGTGCGACAGGCGACGCATCCACCCAACCGGACGCCGGTTCAGCGGCATGGGGAACAGGCCGGTTTGGTACAGATGCTAAAGGCGGTTATTCCCTGATGCAGACCAGCGCAGCAGGCTCAGGCCAGGCATTCAGCGTGCAGAATGAATACGTGCATGTCCTGGGCTGGATGAGAACAGCATAATTTTCATCGGTTCATATTCAGCAAAAAATTGCCTGCAACCCAGGCAAGCCGGACAAAGCAAGTCAACGTGCCGCAGCACTCTATAAGTGCTGCGCGCACACAGTGCCAGCTTTAACCTGGGTTATTAAATGTGCTTTCCAGATATGTGAAAAAGAGCCGCCGCAGCGAACTGGTGTTGGTCTGATGCTGCGACGGCTTTAGCATCGCTCAATGAGCAAGGACGAGGTATAGACAGAATCAGTATGCGCGACACGCGAAGTTTTGCGAGGGGAAGACAGAAATATTCGCAGGAACCGGATGCTGAAAGGAAAATGAAGGCTGCCAGCTAAAGCGCCTAAAACCCTGGCAGCCACTGAGGAAATGCACGGAACCCTGACCGATGGAATAACCTCAAATGCTTACACACCACTGGAAAAAAAGAACGCCCAAACAGAGGGCGTTATCGAACATCGATTAAGCATGTATAGAGCATTCATCGCTTTGCTCAGTGAGGTCGCACTCACGGCCCAGAGTATGCAGGCTGTAAGAAAACAGAAAGTAAACGAAATTAACGGTCCCTTTCTGTTAATTGATTCAGATCATCATTAATTCAGTTTCGGATGCCCCGCATCTGTAAAAGAGCTTTTCCATGAAATTAATCGCATGGCTGAGAACGTTATTTAAACCCAAACCCCGAAAGGAGAGCACC